GGCCCGTTTCTCCTGCGGCTCCCGTGTCGCCTTTATCGCCCTTCTTACCTTCGGGGCCTTGGGGGCCGACGGGGCCAGCGTCGCCCTGCAAGCCTTTCTTGCCCTCCGGGCCTTGCGGGCCGATAGGGCCTTGCTCGCCACGGGGGCCTTGCAAGCCTTGTATACCCTGTTCGCCCTTGGGGCCTACCTCGCCCTGTTCGCCCTTGGGGCCTTGTATTCCTGCGGGGCCTTGTACACCCTGCGGGCCTTGGGGGCCTGTGGGGCCTATTTCACCCTGCGGGCCTGTGGGGCCTGTCGCGCCTAACGCCTGGGATACTAAGTCCTGCACCTCGGCAAGAAGCTGTTCCGCCACGCTGGGGGTGGGAAGGTTGGAGCCGGGAAGGTCGGCTATTATCTCAATGGGCCGCGTTCCCGTCCACTTGGCTATGATGTTCTTCTCATCGTTCGCCAGAGTGGCTAAAAGTGTGAGGTTCATCATGCCCCGCTTGCCCGTAAACAGCGGCGTGATATGCCATGTAAGGGTTATTTCTTCCCCCACATCTTTATACAGCACATACCTTGCTTCCGTGCCGTCCATGGGCCAGTACGCCTTTATGGTGAACCCTGCGGCGGCAAGGTCTACATCACGGGCATCTAAGGGTATGCTGATAGTGACGGTATCCGCCAGACTTTCACCCTCGATAACAAGGGACTGTATAGGGGTGGTGAGAAGATACTTTCCGTCAACCGTTATTCTGTGCATTGTTCGTCCTCCGCAAGTTTTTCTAAGGCCAGAATACAGCCTAATTTCGCGTCTAAGTCCGCTTTCGCTACAACGGGTATAGAAGTATTAAGTGTGTGTATTATCGCTTGTATAACGGCTTTCTGTTCGTCTGTCATTGTTCTAACCTCTTTATCCTTTCGTCAAGTTGTCTAAGCAGGCTATGCGTAGCCTGTGCGTCAGCCCAGAGAATAGCTGGTACGCGGTCGTATTCCACCGATTCAGCCATTACCTCCCGCGTTTCTTTGTCAGTTTGATAATCCACCAGCCACGGAAATTCCGTTTCAAGCTCCTCGGCGATAAAGCCGTAAAAATAGCGGCCTTTGTCTAAGCCGCTTTTAGGAGTGTATGTGACCGCCCTCACGCGGTCTATTCTGTCGCTTACGCTGTCATACTCCCTAATATCGTGTATCTCTTTTTTATATTGTTTGGAAGAAGAAGTTTTGCCAAGGGAATACCTACCGTCTGGCTGTTCAACAAGCCTTACGTTGGAACTACCACCGGCTCCGGGAGGATTATACATAAATATACGATCATCTATCAATGCACTATCCATGGAAATATCATTGGCAGATATACCTCCGTCAACGAATAGATGATTATACACCATTGAATTATAGCTCCCTGAGATTTCAATTTCGCCAAGCTTTATACAGCCATTATAAGTATCCGAATAAAGCTGTACTTTCTTGCCGCCCAAATTATCACCATTAATTGTAAACCCCGCAATCGTACCGCCTGATGCCTGAAGGTTGCCGGTGGTCACTGAGCCGCTTATGGTGGCGTTTACGCACGTCATCTTGCCGTTTGTATCTATCTTGAAGTTGTTGTTCGCCGTGACAACGCCGTTAAGGTTTATCTTTGACGCGCTTATTGATACCGCTTCCGAGCTTTGATTTATGGTGGAAATAATATTGTCCTTGGTGACGGTGCTCGACAATCCCTCGGCGGTTATTTCAAGCTGTGTCTGCATATTCTGCGTCCATGTGGTAGGCATACATACGGTGTTATCTACCACCCACGCCGAGCCAGTGTAACGCTTTATTTCCTTTGTCGAGGGATTGTACCAGTATTCGCCCTCCTTTGCGCCCGTAGGCGTGGCGGTCTGGTTGTATTTAGGGGAGATGACCGTCTGCCACGCGGAACCCGTCCATACCTTTATCTTGCCATCGTTGTACCATTGATACCCCGTATTCGCGGTTTTCTGGTCATCGTCCCACCCTAAAGAGGGGTCGGTGTCGGATTCAACAGGGGTCAGGAAAGCTACCCGTGTGACCGTCTGCTTCATGCCCTCAACGGTCATTTCTATTTCATGGGCTGCGCGTCCGGCTATGAGCGTCCGGCGGTTCTCCGCGCTTATGGCGGGGCGCAGAGGGGAGCCGGAGCTTATGTACTGTATCCTTGCCCTGCCCTTAAAGGTCAAGTCCATGCGGTAAATGGGGAAGGTATAAGTCCCATCGTCCGTGACTACCTTTATCATGTCGCCCGCTTCCAAAGACCAATCGCCCTTTGCGTCCAGCTCGACAGGCGTAAACGCCGCAAAAGAGTTTAAGCGGTTATAGATAACCTGTGCATAAGGTCTTATCTGTGCATCGGTATAGCCATACAGCATAGGGCAGTCTATTATCTGATAAGCGTTCGTCCCCGTGCCGACTATTACGCCTATATCCTTTTCGGAAGCGGCTACTTGTAATTTGTCTATCTTGGCTACCTGATACTCCGATACCACGGCGTTATAATAGTCCGCAGAATTGGCGGTCTTATTAAAGGTGACATCGGCATCGGTGAACCACGCCAGTTCACATACTCCGCTTCGGGATATGCGGGCAAAGGAACACGCCGCCTCGGCTATCCATTGAAGAACTTCCCGGCAGAGAACATCTTGCGTCCTGAACAGCGGCGAATCAAAGGTTTTCCCCGAATTGGGGAAGTCTGCTATTGAAGCAGGTACGCCGACATGAGCGCAAAGCGATGTAAAAATATTTTTTAGTGTAGTCGGGTACGAAAGAGAATTAAGAAAAGCATCTGCGCTCACATCGAACTTTACCATTCTGTCATGGGCGGTGATGCTTATTTTTTTAGGTTTAAGTTTGTCGGGCTTTTCGGAGATAAACACGCCCAGAGGAACATATTCGTATTCTTCCCCCACGAGTACGCCTATCGAGGCGGTGAACTCCGTGCCGTCAAAGTTAAAAGAGGACAGCCCCCCGTCAAAGTTAAGGAGTTCTACCCCCAGTTCTGCGGAACAGGCCGCGCCTATCGTCAGTTCTTCGTCCTCAAAAGCCATGCTTGAATAGGTCAAGCCGGAGATAGAGAGGTTTTGTTCCGCTATCTGATTTTCGCCGAATGTCAGCTTTAGCTTTTGGGGCTTGCCCGACATTACGGCGTTACGAAAGCCTGTGCTTACTGTGTACATTTTGCCTCCAATAAAAAAGACACCCGAAGGTGTCACGGAGTATTTATCTTAATGAGCCGATAATTCCGAGTAAAAGCAATATGCCGAATGCGATTAGAATTTTGGTCAGGCAACCGCTCTTCTTAGGTTTACCGCCCAGATATACATTAAATTCGCCGCCGCCTGTCGGCGTGTTCTTTGTCGTTTCAGTTTCCGCCGGAATGGCATCTGCGCCGTTGGTTATTATCTTTGCGGAACCCTCTGCGTGTCCGTACAGTCCATACCCGCGCTGGAACCAGAGAGAAATTTTCGCGCTATCCCGCCTGTCTTTTATGGTTATTCTTGCTTTAATGGCTTCATTCCTCGTTCTTATGTCAAACACGTGCCTGCCTACCGGGCATTCTATAAAACTGCGTTCGCCCAAACCGAGCCGACACACTTCTTCACCGTCCTCGCTGACTACAATTTGTTCGGCGTATGAACCTTCCAACTCCGGGCGTTCTATTATCACATTGGGTTCGAGTATCGTTGTTTTTACACGTTCCAAGCCCTCTTGTGCCTCCTGATTGTCCATGTCAATATCAAGAGCACGGTCGTAATATTTTTCGGCGTCATCAAGCATTTGCCGTTCTTCGTAGTCTTTCGCTCTTTTGAGAATGTTATTGATTTCGGACGAGCGATTTATATTTACCGTTCCGCTCACTTTCTGTACGGCATCGGCGATCATTATCTTGGTTCCGCAATAATTACAGAAACCAAATTCCCTATCCTGATCTAACTCTATATCGGCATTACAGTTCGGGCATTTAAGAGCTATTATTTTCATAACAAAACCCCCTAAAGATATGTAATTTCATTATTACGCCTTTAGGGGGAAGTGTCAATACTCTATTACCGTCATGCTCAAGGAAATATACGCCTTGTTCTTATCACCTTCGGGGAACCAGATAATTTCTTCTTTCCTGTCGCCTACATAAAACGTGCCGGAATAGTTACCCGCAAGGGTCTTAGGGTTCGGACAGGTGAAAGAAAAGCTGTCGGAATCGACTGCTTGTAATATCGCCGAGCACAGCTCCCATGTCAGCACGTCCCACGACAATTCAACGGTCAGCTTCTGCGCTACCATTGTTCGGTTGAGTGTGCCGGAAGCGTCTCTTTCAGCCTCCGTATCGAGGTCAGCGAGTGTCATATTCAGTTTAGAGGGGTCGGGGAGCGTATAGCTCCCCGCCTTTAAGCCTATATCATATCTATACATCACACGTTACCTATGGCAATATTGTTCATATTGACCGATTGATTGACTATCCTGCCCAGCTTCGCAGAGGGATACAGTGCTATCTCCATGTCCTTATCCGCTATTCTCTTGAGCAGGGCTATGATGGTTTGGGTATCCTTATCGTTCAGCCCGCCCATTATGGATTGCAGCTTATCAAGGGGGGCTATGACTTCGGGATTATTCTTGGCGTTGGCGTATTCGCCTACCCTTGCGAGGGTATCGCCATAAGCAAGGCCGCCCTGCGCCAGCAGGGGAATAGTTTTAAGGGTAAATAATTGTTTGTCTACGCCCGCGAATATCGTTTTGCCGCCAATAACAAGAGGATCAATGGTAATGTGCATCTTCTCATTTACCCAGTTGATGAGCTTGTTCATCAGCGATATAGCAGCGTTAATGGCTTTCTTGAACACGTCCTTAAACGCGAGCTCAACTCCGTCCATAGCAGAAGTCCACTTTTCTTTTGTGAACCACGGCTCAACATTCTCACGGAACCATTTCACAATGCCTAAAGTGTTCCACCATTCAACGACGGCCTCCCATTTCTCTCCGATGCCTTCTTTCATGCCTTCACCGGCTTCTGCCCACTTTTCTTTAGTCAACCACGGCTGAACCTTTTCCTCGAACCACTTGGCGATCCCAGTATTCTCCCACCACTCCTTGAAGCTGTTCCATTCTTCGCGGAGGTTATCCAAGCTAAGGGTTGCACCCTCCGTGTTAAGGCGTATTTGTTTCTCGTTTTCGGGTTTAAGGTTTTTCCACCATTCAACGGTTTTGTCCCAGTCTCCTGTTGAATTTTTCTGGCTTATTGCGGTATCCACACGCAGAGTTTTCCATTGGTCGGCATTCGTTTTTTCCCACCAATTTATAAGGTTTTTTGTTTCATCATCCTTTGTTTCTAAGGATACTGTACCGCCCAACTGTATCTTGTCGTGTTTGCCGTCATTAAGTATATCCATCTTTTCATTGGACTGCCCAAGACCTTTATTTATGCCGTAGAATATCTTCTGCTTCGCCTTTAGTGCTGCGATTAGGAGCCGCCACGCTTTCTCCGCTATTGATTCCCAATCAATATTTTCAAGCATTTCCTGCAACTTCGAGCTTACCTCGTTCCAGTTCGTTGTTTCTATAATACCTGTCAGAAAATCAAGAACACTGCCTATCTTCGCCTCTATAACATCAGCGGTCGCGGCTGCATCCCAATCTTCCACAAAGCCATTGATAAAATCGCCTATGCCTTTTCCGAGGTCGCTCCATTTGATACCTTTGAGCCACTTTGCAACAACCTTCATAGCAAGGTTAAACCCGTTGGCGAGGGTATTGCCGAGCTTACGGAAGTTGAAGTTCTCTATAAAGCCGTTTACCGCTTCTACGATATCCTGAACGGTTTTCAGTATCTTAGGTCGGAGCTTATCTATCCAACCGTTGAGCTGGCTTACTGCGGTATTTAAGCCTTGTGCAATGACTGTACCTACACCTTTCCAGTCTCCGGCTTTTATGGCGGCTTTAAGTTTATCCATCCATTTGGAAACATCGGTCGGAAGCATACTCTCAACAGATGTTTCCTTGAACATGCCGGAAGTATCCGCGCCTCCTGTTCCGCCGCTGTCTTTCTGCTGCTGAATAAGGTTGATCTGGTCGAATCCCGCAAGAGTGCCTTTCAGATCTTTTGCGGCTTTGTTGGATTTATTAAGGGATTTTGCGTAATCCTGCTGCACATATACCGCCTTTGTAAAGGTGGAATCGCCTCTGAATTTTGCGAACAGTGCGCCCAGCATATTAAACAAACCGGCTACCGCCTGTATTATCTTGTTTATTACGGGGAGTATGGATTGCAGAGCAGGAAGCAGCATAGCTGCTATACTGTTTTTGACATAAGTAAAACCGCTTTGCAGCTGGGACATGGCGGCGTTGGCCTTACTACTGGCCTGCACCATATTATTCATACCTTCGGTAGTTCCCATGATCATGGCATTGATACTTCGCCATATAATCATACGCGACAGTATCTTTGTCACAGCCTTTCCCATTTTAGAGAAACCAGAAGTGATATCTTTTACTTTGGTTTTAACCGCATCTACAGCCTTGCCGAATACTTTCTTTACAGCTCCGCCTATTTTCGATACGACAGCTCCGACTTTTGCTTTTATCCCTCCAAAAGCCGTGACGGTCTCGCCAAACTTCTCTTTGATTGTCCCGACCTTTTCCCTGAATGCATCGAACTTACTGCCGGCCCCTTCCGTCTCGCCTTGTATTTGTTGCATTTTTTGAATGGCTTCATCAATACTTGGAATCCAGTTTTTATCTTTTTCCCTGAATGCCTGTGCAATACTCTTACCACCATTATCTTCCCAAAGAGCGCGACGCTTGGCGTATGCCTCGTTTGCATCAGCACGGGCTTGCGCTTCATCCTCTGCGGCGGCGCGTATCCTTGCCGCCGTTTCCTCAGCGGCATCGGCGGCCAGCTTCGCCCAACGTATTTCATCAGCTCGTGCAGCAGCTTCTTTTTTTGCCGTCTCTTCCGCCGCTTTATTGGCTTTTGAAAGCCTTTGTTTTGCAATAGCCAACCGCGCATTGGCTTCTTCCATTTGAGCCGCGTACTTCACCCTTGCGGCTTCGGTTTTAAGCGCTTCCCTTTCCGCTGCGGCTTGTGCGCGTATGGCCTTCGCGTTCTGCATACTGCTTGCCGACTGCTTTACAAATCGGTTAAGTCTGGTTTCCAGCTCGGTCAAGACCTTCTCGGCGGTTGAAGCATCACAACCGACTAAAATTTGTAATTCTTCAACGACCACGGACATATCCTCCGAATTTATTTCTTATTTCGTCTATTCTGTTGTCAAGGCTCCGCTCCCACGACGCAGGAACAAACAGTTCTTCGTACTTCGGCAAATCGTGCTTGGACTTGGAGAACATATTGCTTATGTTGGCGGCAATAAACCTTGATACCAGCACGCTTGAATAGTACATTTCCCTGCACTGGTTTTCCTCGCGGGCTTCGATATAGTCTACAATATCGGCGGGTTCATGCTCCCAAAACTGATTTGGGAGCATTCCCGCCATGCTTGCACGTTTGAGCAAATCGTAGATTATATCGGTGAAGTCCTTTTCAATGTTTTTCTTAACGTCCTCGAACTGCTCTCTTAGCGAACGACGCTCTTCGCCACGTCCGCCGCTGCCGCCGTTATCGCCTCGGTCATTGCCGCCGACATATCCAGCTTGTTTAAGGGCTCTCTCATATAGTCCTGAATGCTCTGCCCTTTCAGGTCTACACGACCGAAAAAACCCATACCGTAAGCGAAGTTCACCAGCTCGGTATAGATGTCCTCCATGTAAGTACCCTGCTCCATGAGCTTGTCAAACTCATCGAACACGGCCTGCTTGCTCTTAGGTTTGGGGTTTGCAAACGACATTACCACATCTGCAAAGAAATCCAAATCGCCCTGCTCGTAAGCGGTGAGGAACTTTACTTTGAGATTAGGAGCACCTATTTTCTGTTTGAGGTCGCAATAAGCCTTGCAGGAGGCTTTAAGTTCAAATTCACCGATATTCATGTTGTTCTCCTTTATACGGGGGTAGTTACGGTTTTGCCGTTGAACAGGTCAACATAGGAAGTCGTTTCGCCCTGGAATGCGATATACACGGAATCGCCGACAAGGTTGACGGAGAATGCGCCCGTTTGGGCGTTATTCGCCTGCTGTCCGCCCGCGTACATGGATACGACCTTGCCCTTGTAAAGAATACCGGTGCCGAGCTTGGTAGCATCGGAAGGGATTTCGTACTCTTCGTAAATCCAGATAACATCACCGACCAGAAGTCCCATCTTCGCCATATTGCCGGTCTCGGCGGTGAAGTCGGGGACGAAGGAATACTCAAACACGGGCATTTCCTGCTGACCGGCAAGGTTACGCACGAAATATTCAGATATAATGTTTACGGAAACCTCGGAGGGCGAACCGCCCTTATCGGGGGTCTGGGTAAGACCGGCTATCTCGGTCTTGTTTGCCATAGTGTAAGCGGTATCATAAAATACGCGCTGGCCTACGGAAGCCTGATACTGTGCCATATTTTCTCTCCTTTAGAACGTTTTTGTTTTCTTGAAATAGACTACGTTGACGTGCCATTTCCCGTTTGCGTCGCGGTACGGCTCTGTCGAGCGTGTCTTGATATAGTGTTTTTCCAGCATTGCGGCGTGGAGTTTGTCAGCCAAATCGAGAACGCCTGTAAATCCCTTGGTGCTTATGTAGGTCTCGCCCCACACACCACATCTTATTGAGGTGGCGGGAAGCGCTTCGCCCTCTAAGGATTTTACCGATGTCTCCTGTGTGATGTTCAATGTCACGATAGGATACCTTTCGGGGGTCTCGTCAGATTCCGGCTGAACCTCAACTTTAAGTTTTTTGTTAAGATACTTCTGAGCGTCCTTATAGATATTCGTCATAGCAGTTTCCTTATCTCGTCCGCCACGGACTGAACAACAAAATCCTTTGCCGCGTCAAAGGCGGGCTTCATATAGGGGTGAGGGTGTGCGCCATAAACCTTGTAGAACAGTCCCTTCTTGCTTAGGACGGTCTCAAAGTTGTACTTGCTCAGGTCTGCCATGCTCTCATGGACATACCACGGGATTTTTGCCGAAGAACCCAACTCGTTATAAATACCCGTACCGTATTCCAGCGTCATAGCCTGCGGTATGGCTGCGGTATGGACTTTGCCCTTCACGGCCCCTGTTTTTTCATCGAAGATGGTAAATTCTATCGAATCCTTCAACTCCCCCGAATCAACGCGAACCATGGAGATAGCTATATCCGCCATTTCCTTACCGCCGCTCTCTATCCCTTTTCGGATGGCAGACTGAATATCTGGCCTTTCAAACTTCTTTATGACCTTAACTTTGACGTTAAACATACTTCTTTGCCGTGAACGTTGAGAACCCACGGGCGGAATTGACAGATTCCACAATATAGGTCGGTGTTTCTTCGGGGTCGTTGATACATATCCCGTCGCCCTCGACTATCTGAACCGGCCCATCGGCGGGGTCTTTGCAGATTTTGATATATTCTTTGATACGTTCGCCGTACATGGCTATATCCTCTGCACTTCCGGCAGAGTTAGCCACAAGCTTATATCGTCTGACTAAGACCCACTCCGAAACAACTGTCTGCCCGTTCACCGTCTCCTTAACAGGGGCAAGCACATAAACGTCTTTTTTATCCTTCGCTCTCATATACCGCTCCTAACGGGTTCATTTTGCCCTTTAAAGCCTGTTTAAGGTTCTCGGTGATATCTATATAGTTAGTGGACACTCCCGCCGCAGACTGGGAATTAAAGGCTTCTGCGCCCATCTTCCCTATTGCCTTTACCGCCGCGTCCTCTATATAGGGCTCCAACCACTTCGGAGGCTCTTTATAGCGGGTAATGGCACACGCTACGGCGGTATACCGTTCCAGAAACATTAGTACAACGCCGTCCGGCGCGCCCGTCTGGAGCTTTACGTTGTTTACCATTACCTCGTTCATTTATTCCTCCTTCTTGGGACGGCCCCGCCGTTTGGGTTCTTCTTCCTTAAATTCGCCGTCGTGTTCGTACCCCCACGCGATAAGCTTTCTTATCGTCGCTTCGTTGGAAGTCTCGAAAAGGCCATGCACAAACTGTGCTATGGCCTTATCTTCCTTCACATCAAAGGGGATACTCGTTTTGTTCCCCTGATAGAATTTCATGGTTATTCAGTGGTGAGGTTGGTTATCTTGCCGTGGAGCCATTCAGGGCCGTAGTTCAGACCTACCTGTCCGAATATCTCACCCTTCTTGCCCGCTCCGGCCTTAGCCAGCTCCTCAAAGAAGAAGTTGCCCTTGCCGGGGGTGGGCTGCTCCACAAGATGCACTACATCACGACGGAAAAGAAGTATCTGGTCTTTGGGCATGGCGCGGGAAAGGACTATGCCCACATCGCCGAAGTCAGTGATAAGGCGGGTCACGTTCACACCAGCCTCCATGCGGGAATCCGGCATCTGCATGGAACCCTCATACAGTGCGGAAATAGCCGCCTTCTGGAAGGAATTGCACATCAGTATCATGCCGTTCACGTCGCCGCCGTTGTCGAATATGGACTTGACCAGTGACTTTATCATAGCCTTGGTCAGCGCGGCAGCGGTAGAACCTGAGCCCTTCGCGTCTATGACGTTGGTGGTCAGCGCGGTAAGGATACCACGGGACTTGTTGATGGTAGCATCGGTGGTAGCGGCATTATACTCGCCCTGCAAGGAAGTGAACTCTATATCGTTGGCGATGTTGAGCATCTGGCGGGAAATCTGCCAGTTCCACTCGTCGCCGGGGTTAGCCTGCTGACCGGCTATGTTGATACCGCTCATAGTACCCATGTTAGATTCCTTGGCATAGGAAATCTCGCAAGCCCTCTGGTATATCTGGGTCACGTTGGTGTGCTGGGTACGGGTTATCTTCTTGGTGTCAGGCGCGGTCATGGACGCCTGCTCGGATATGGCAGGCTGGGAGGGAGTGTCGAGGGAATACTCCTGATCCACCGCGAACTGAACGTGATTGGTGTACTGAGGCTCCGCTATAAGGTTTATAAACGGGGTCTGGGTGTTGCTCTTGGTGTAGAGCAGGCCGGAATAGTTAGGTACTGCAAAACTCATTATAGGGGCGTTTGCCATGATATTTTCTCCTTTAAGTTAAGTCTATTTTTTTAGATTGCGCGAGGGTCATAAGCTGCACTTGCTTAAGCATATTGCCCGACTTGACAGCTTCCGCCCACTCCGCTTTGAGTTGAGCGGCTTCGTTCGCCTCTGCCCCGGAAGCAGGGGGTGTGCCGCCGCCCAGAAGGTCAGTTTTCGCTTTCTGCTCCGCCGCGATCACCTTGGCGGACAGAAGCTTTACGATGGAGTTCGCAAAGGCCGTAGCCTTATCCGTCTCCGTGAATGTAGGCATTTCGGGGAAATCGTCCTCTTTCAGCCCTGCTCCGGCAAATATCTTGCCTATTTCAAGGCTGCAAATCTTAGTCTTGTATTCGTTCTCCGCGTCCTTAGCGGCTTTTTCCGCTTCGGCCCTGCGCTGCTCGTCCGTCATTTCTTTCTCCTTGTAGGATTTAAGGTTCCGCGACAGCTCGGCGGCCTCGGAGGCTTTTTTGTCGAATACATCTTTTTTTACATATCCCGTATAATCAGGTGTAAATTCATAAGAGGAATAAAGCGCAAGCTTTTCCTCGGCGGTCATATCTTCCCGATAGCCTTCCATTTTGGTAATGTCTATTTTCATTTTTTCTCCTTTGGGATTTATGTCTTCTCTGACAAAATGGGATTTATGCCTTCTCTGGCGTAAAATAGCACCGGCAATTAGGGTGTTTTGTCGGTATTTTGTCTATTGGATAAATTTTTCCGTTGCGTTCTTCACACTCTTTGCAGACTTTTTCATCGTTCTGTGTGTGCCACTTGATTTTTTTATAACCGTTGTCCTTAAAGGCCCTTATTACGGTCTTATCTTCAACGGTGATGGCGAATTGGTCTGTTTGCCATGTCACATAGTTCAATCCCCGCGTGAAATCCTGCTTTATAGGGGGATAATTGACGGTAGGGGGGTCTTTGCCGGAGTACTCGGCATCTGCGATTATGGATTCAGCCAATCTTGCCCCCTTTCGTTCCAGTTCTTTTGTGAAAACATATTTAACAACAGGGTCGTAATCGTCCAGAATACCTATTACCCACGCTTCGAGTATCCTATCCGGCCCGTTATGGTCTGCGTATGCTTTCTTGGCTATATCCAAGTACGCTTCTTCGGATAATCTCAGGATTTTTCTGTACAGAAGATTTATCTGGTCGATTACCTTTGTGTTGGAATCAATATAAAAGAGCGCTTCCTTAGTTTTCAGAAACGCCCTCGTTATTGTTTTCTTCAGGCTCTTCGCCCGTTCGTCCCCGTACTCGTACATTCATTGCCTCCGCTATTTCGTTTGCCTCCTGCTTATCCTGTTCAAGCTTTCGCTGATGAGCGGCCTCGGAATCCTCCACGAAAGACACCATATCAAGAATGTCCTTATCTGAAAGTAGCCCGGAGCCCTTGACTTGGGTCATAAACTGTGCTTCGTCCGTCATAGAGGAAGGAATATTCCTTGCGAACGCCACATCTAATACTTCCCAGTTATAATTATTGGCGGTTCCCTCATTCATCAGCGCGGTTATCTTCTGCGCCCTGCCCTCCAGCAGACCTTTTTCAAAGTTACGCTCATACGCTATTATCGTGTTATCCATGCCGTAGTTCTGGTATCTGACGGCCTGGATATTCTGATACACTTCGGCTATTTCCGTGGGGTTAGTCTGGCCTAAAGAGGCGTATATATCGCCCGTCAGAATGTCGAAGTACCCTTGGATGGATTGTATATCAACATTCTTTATCAGCCATTCAACCTTATTATCCTCTCCCAGATATAAGGTCTTGAATTTGGACAGCCTTTCGTGGAGTTCTTCTTCGTCCTCATCGGTTTCGGGCTGCATATAGCCAATCATAAGAAGAATAGCCTCATCGTTATATTTGAACGTGTTGGAAACGTTGTTAAGAATGGCGTTTCTCGCGTGAACCAACGGAAGAACCTTTTCAAAATACCCCTCTCTGTTTGGCATGGGGTATTCTACAATGGGTATACCGCAGGTTTTGAGCAGCGCCATTTCGGAAGCTGTGGCAGGTTCCTCCCGAACATTGCCGTCAAATATATACTTTACCCAGCGATCTTCTGTAATCAATTCATAGGTCTCATACTTCCGATTGTCCACGAGCGAAAAATATTCTTCTCGAATGATAAAAGCCGTGGGATTGCGGTCTATGGTCTGGTCGTGGAACAGCATGGACTTCCGAGCATCCACGGGCTTGAACTTTGGAGCTATCAGGCCGTCCCTTTTAGAGGCGTATATCCGTTCGTATGCCGTGCCGCATATCAGCGCGGAAGTGGCAAGCCGCATATTCTCCTTGTCCTCGTGGTTCCGGCGCATTATCGCACGATAGCGGTTCAAATATGCGTCGTCCCTCGGATTCTTGTCGGGCAAGTCCTCAAACTGCATCTTAGGCCGTCCAGCAACATCGGAAGTCTTTTTGACTACCGTATTCGTCTGAACGTAGTATTTGCACGGTGAGCCTATGAAGTATCCGGCGGCTATGTCTACCGCGTATTTAGGGATAGGGGAATATATACCATTCATACCGGCGCAGTCGTACTCCTTGTACATATCGCACCTTTTCAGGATGGAATCCTCCAGCGCACAGCCGAATACGGTTCTTATGTTATCCCCGTTTATCCTGCGGGCTTCTTCCCGCGTTAAAATCATTTCTGTCACAGTATCCTACCTCCGCCGATAAGCTTAGTACCGGCAAATATATCATATCCCAGGGCATATGAAAGCGCGTCTATGCCGTGGTTGTCCGCGTCCTCCGGTATGTCTAACTTCTGTCCGGCGGAATCCGTTTTCCACCGATAAACCTTAAATTCTCCTATCAGGTTCACACATTTCTGGTCGATTATTATTTCATAGTCGTGCAACCAGTCTATTCTTCGGGTGATGGCAGACTTCGCCCCCTTGGCTTTGCCCTTCTTGCATTTGTCCGCATGGATACCCATCTCTTTAAGCTCTTTGATACGGTCAGGCTCGGCCGCGTCACAGTAAACTACATGACCTAACGCCTTGTTGTAGATCAGCTCCCCGTATTGGCGGGTAGTGACCTCGTTCACGAATAATTCATCAAACACATATATCTTATGGTTATGCTTATCCAGCGAACACTTAACGAAAGCGCAGGGGTGATTATATCCGAAGTCGCTCCCGACGCGGATATTCCTGAATTCCCTGCCGGACAGGTCTGCAATATTCCAGTGCTTTCCGCGCTCGAAAACGGTAGAACCTAATCTGCCAAAATTCCCTAACGTATCTACCCATAATCTTTGCCCGGTGGATTGCTCCCGCTTCTGAATATCTTCCTCAGTGAGAAAACGGTTGTCGGCATAGGTCGTTTTCAAAATAAAAACATCTGAACCTTCAACTACACCTCTTGCGGTCTTGTCTTTCAGGGTCAGAGCTTTCAGTTCGTCTATTGACTTCACATCGGGGTGATGCCACAAGGGTTCAAAAAAGACCTTATAAAGCCAGTGCGTTTCAGGGAAGGGGTTGAACGCCATTATTATCCTCTTGTTCGGCTGCGGCAGTCCTCTCAGCTTCGCGTCCTTATCAATACCTCTCAAACAGTTATCCAAAACTTCAAACGCCTCATAGGAGGGACATTCGTCGCCTTCTTCCATGAATATGTCAGTCAGTATGCCCTTCTTCGGCTTCAATGACTTCAATCTCCGTGTTTCCTCTAACGCACCGAAGATTATCTGACGACCGTTATACAGACAGGTAATAGTCATGGTGGACTTGTCAACTGAGAACTCATCTGTAAGCCCCCATTCGTCTATGACAGAGATTATTTCATTAAAGCAAGAGGTTCTTAGGTCTACCTTGTAATAACGGCACACGAGCCAATTATGGCCGTTATAGGTATCAGCTACTATCTCCCTTACAATGTGGTTCGATTTGCCGGAGCCGCGTCCGCCGAAAATGAGCTGCACTCTCGCTTTCTCATCGAGGGTGCAGGCGTACACATCGTTGAAATCGTCCTTGAGGATAAGGCGCGGTTCACCGTTACGCAGTTTGAAGTAGTAGACCACATCGTTAGGGTCAACGTTATACTTGGCACAAATTGTGTAAATGTCCATTTTGTGAGGGAGAAAAAATGTGCGGGGAGCTATATGTTTGGCGCGTTCCCCCTATAAAAACCACCCCCCATGCCACCCCCTCCGATTATGCAGCATATACATACATTTTCGCGGTGCATAAACGGGGTTATTCACCAGCACTTTTGTATATCTATACACAGTATGCAGGTACTAACCCCGTATTATACGACACTTTATACATTTTACTTTATAACTATGCGTTAAACTACACTTTAACGAATACTTGAGCCGGAAATATGCAGACTATGCAAACGCTATACATCGTCGCCAGACCGCCCAAAACCGCCTCTGACCACTCTATCAGCATCGGCCTGGGCGACCTCTACCCGTACCCCGTCAACGTCCCCACAGCGGCTTAAAATAGCCAGCGCGGCGGCCGTAGAATCCCGTGCATAGGGGGCATTTAGGTTTTTTTGTAGCACAAGTTGCGCCCTTGCCCTCATGCGCTGGTAGAACTTATCATCCTGCGCGTTGCGCAGCGCGGTTTGCCTGTCCAGCTCCTCCGCAAACAACGGGAACTCATTGAACCACCGCGTTATATTGGATTTGTGTACCCCTACCTTTTGGGCTAACTCTGATTTTGTATCTATATAATGGGTGCTGCCGTCCTCCTGCTCCTCTCCCCATACCCATAGCCGGATCGCCTTCTTTTGCTCTTCCGTCAGCTCCGGCCTCTGTCGGGGCTGTCCTCTGTATTGCTCTTTGCTGCTTGCCATGCCTTACACCTCCTCAATACGCAACGGTAATTTATTTATTGCGATAGTTTATCCCCCTTTACGGGGGACTTTGACAATCTTTTCAATTTTTCTTTTTTGTTTTTTCTCCGCCCCTTCGGGGGCTCGGTCTGATACTCCATATTGTTATTATAATAGGTATTTACCCCCGCAAACCCCCGCATCAAAGTTTTTGCCTTATTATTTTAGTTTGTTTATCTTTTTGGTTGACTTTTTAATCTGATAGATATATAATATAGACATAACAAGAGAGGAGATAAAGACAATGACTAAAGCATTTGAGAACCGCGTAAAGAAGGAATTAACAGTGGACACCAAAACCTATCGTTATGAGTATGAATGCATCATCAATCAGGGCATAGCCGTAATCAAGCGTTTGCCCATCAGAGATTTGAATACTACCGCCGCGATAGACGGTTGGGAGACGGTTAAGATATACAAGTAACGCAGAGTGACGCCCGCAAGGGCGGTAATGCGGCAGGCCGGTCACAAGCCCGGCGGCAAAAGAAGGAGGATATGGAAAATGAAATACGAAGTAACATTTTCTTGCGGTCACACTCACACCATCGACATCTACGGTTCCGCCGCCGAGCGCGAGCGTAAAGTAAAGTGGTATGAGGCGGAAGCGGTTTGCCCCGATTGCTATAAGGCCCAGAAAGATGCCGAAGCCGCCGAAGGGTGCAATGAAGTTGAGATGAGCTACAGCGAGTATAAAACCAATTATGCGAATTGCAAAACCAAACTTAATAGCTACAACAAGGAGACCAAAACCATCGTTGTATATGTACCGCAGACCGAAGATGAGGCTATTGAGGCCGCTAAAAAGGCATATATCACCTGGGCGAATACTCCGCCTGACATGATCCTTGCGAACCGGGCAGAGTATATAGCCATACATCACAAATATGTGGCCGCGTGGAAACACGCAACGCAGGATTTCAGCCGCGAGGCGGGTGGCAAACTGGCGAATTGGGAAACAGAGTATAACCATAATCACGGTTTAGAATTTAGCATATAATTAAAGGAGGATATGAAAATGGTACATTTTGACACGTATGACGAGGCGGCGGAAAATTGCCGTGGTGATGAGGTCGTAGTTGAGGTTGAGGGCGGCTGGGCCGTTATGCCCGTAACTGATTATCGCGTCTGGGTCATGCAGGATTAACGGAGGTGAGCACATGACAGACAACACAGTTAAGGCCCTGGGTCGGGCGTATGGTATAATGGCGGCGCAGCTCCCCGACATCATCGGGGCGCGCTGCCGGGTGCAGACAGCTAATATGTGGCCCATCCGTGGGCTGGGTGAGGGTATGCGGTATATGATCATTAACCGCAAACTCACGCCGGAGGTCGATAGAGCCATACGGGACGCGCTGCAAGGCGCAGAGGATATAACCGAGGACGACCACGCGCTACCGCTCAGCCAGCAAGGCATGTGGGAGCTTGCTTATATGCAAGGCCGGTGCGCTCCAGTACTCAGCGACGGCGAGTATTTGCGGGATCAGCTCAAGGCCCGCGGCCTGACGTTGGAGCAGGCCGCCGAAGCCTGCGAGGTAAGCAAGGCCGCCGTGCATTCCTGGTGCGCCGGGATCAAGCCAATACCGCAAGCGCGGCGGGATCTGCTGGCGGCAAAGTTTGGGATAATGATATAAGAGGGCTATATCAGCCCTCTTTTTTCATGTCCTCGTAGATCAGATCGGTTATATAGGCGTTGACGCTTTTTCCTATTTTTTCCGCCCTTTGTTTTATTTTTTCTTTTTCGCCCGTTTTTGTAAAAACTACAATTCGTTCATACGCTTTGTCATTATATTTTCGTTTTGCTTTTGTTGCAGTATTCATGTTTCCGCCTCCTTTGTGTTAAGTATATCAGCTTTGCCATACTCTATCAAGTATATTTACCTAATCTTTTTAGGCTTTTCCCTTAATATTTCAGTTGACTACATACTCTATAGAGTATATAATAAAGACAACGAAAGGGGAACCACCCCGAACAATGGAGGGAGAAAGCAATGAAACGGTTTCATGTTTTTAAGGATGGGACAATGCAAGCAAGTACAACCACGAAAGAGGAAGCCATTAGCCTAATCCGTCAGCAGCAAAAGCGAGAAACGCACCCGATTCTGCGCTCTGAGTACAGCATTATTGCGGGCGAGGAGGAATTTATCCCATACCCGTCCCAGAAGAAACAGCCAAAGGGAAAGAACACTATGGAACAATAAGGAGGCGCTTTTTATATGGCAAGCTACAGAATCGAGAAGAACGCACAATATAACAGCAATGAAATTTATTTTAAAAGCAAGCCCGCCGCCGAGGTTTTAACCGCTCTGCGCGGTCTGAAAATGCGCTGGAACCCGAAGAAGGGCTGCTGGTACGGGTTCGCCGCTCAGAATGATATACTGGCGGCCATCGGTGAGCATGATAACGAGCTGGGCGGCACGATCTCCGAGGGCTATTTAGGGGCTACCCGCTGGGACGGCAACAAGTCCGGTAAACACCTGCACGGCGCCGAGCTGTCGAAGGCGGTCCGGGAGGAACTGAAGGCCCAGGGCATTAAGGGCGTAACGGTGAGCTGTAAGACCTACTCCGGCGGGCAGTCCGTAAGAGTTAGGGTCAACGCTACCGCGACCGACTTCGTGAGCCGTGACGAATACATTAATAATTATAGCTGTAACGATATAGGTTACTGGCTTTATACTGAGGACGGCGAACAGATACACCGTGAAAAATGGTTTGCATTAGACGGAGACGAGCAGCAGCGCACGCTCCGCAGCCATGCCGCCCGCGAGTATGATTATTACATCTCCGGCAGTCACGACATTAACCATTATAGGATTGATGATAACAAAATCTATACCGAGGCCTTCCGCGCAAAGCTGCACCGCATCAACGCCGTTCTTGACGCATTCCATCATGATGACAGTAACAGCATGGTTGATTATTTCGACACTAATTTTTACCGCGATATAACGGTTGTGGCGGCGTAAAGCCGCAGTATGATTTTAAGGAGGTACAATATGCGTTATCAGGTTATTACATGGACGAGGGGCGAGGGGCACGACGAGCGGCGGGAGTTTAGCACCCTCGCCCAGGCTCGCGCTGCCGCCCGTATCTACCGCCGAGAGTGCGACGGCGTGGGGATATATGATTTCCGGCTGGGGGTCATTCGGGAGACCTTAGGACGGTTCCCTGATATATGATTGCATGATTTTCACGTTCTGCATGATTCTGTCATCGGGGCCGTACATCAACGCATGATTCGCCGCTTCCAAAGCTTCTCTGGGGCGGCCTGTGTTATAATAGGCTATAGACAGCATATCAAACGGCAGCGGCCCCCACGGGTCAGGCTCGCAAATGTATGATAACGGCCTTTCCCGTATGTTCACGCATGATTCGCCGTAATAGATGCATGATTTCCAGTTTTTAGCATGATACATGATTTTCATCATTTCAAACCATGCTTCACGGTATTCGGGAGCCTCGATTATAGCCCTCTGTAGCCACGCCTCGGCTTCTAATTGTTTTCCCTGCATGATTTTACACCGAGCAATGAAACGCATACTGGCGGCCCGCTCAGGCGGCCACACGGCACTTCTAAGGGCAAGATGTTTCTCCAGCGTTTCAATGGCCTTACTGTATTCCCGATGGAACATATATTCGCGGCCTAAGTAATGCATGTTTCGGTCGTTCTCCGGCTCTTCCTTAACCGCCAGCTCGAGAAGCGGCAGATAATTGCTCCGGCTTTTCTTCTCGTCGGGCCAATGGTCAACCCTCAACGGCAAATCGCAGTATGATTCTTCACCGTATGATTTCAGCACTTCGTGAACGGGATTCTTCCAGTAGTATGATTTTGTATGAATTTTATCGGCGTTGAATGATACTCCGTCCCTGCCGTATGATTCATGGCTCCAAACATATAAATACCTTCCCCGCGTCCCGTGGAAGTTTTTCCGTATGATTTCCGCCCAGCCGGGCTGTATGATTTCGTCAAGGTCGAGGCATACCAACACGTCCGCATCTTCCGGTATGATTTTCAATGATTCATTTCGCGCTACATCAAATCTCCACGGCTGTATGATTTTGGTTTTTACGATGCAGTTGTATGATTTCAGCTTATCAACGGTTTTGTCTGCGCTCCCCGTATCGAGAACGCAGACATAATCAGCTTCTTTTGCCGTCTCATACCACCTGTCAACGAATTTTTCTTCGTCCTTAGCTATGGAATATACAGCTATTTTCATTTTCTCCCCTCAAAAACCAGTTGATGAAATAAATCTGCCCTTTCCCCGTTACCTTCGGGGTGCGTGTTATTCTGGTGCTTCCGTCAGGGTTAGCTATCACCGTTTCCTTTATCTCAAAATAGCCGGATTCCATAGCCTTTTGGGTGGGCATATTCCAGTTTTCGCCCTTCTTGCATAACCAGCCGTTATCCCTCAACCATGCGAACATTCTGTTAGCCCCTATGGGCTTCCCGTTCTGGCGTATCATCTTTGCAAGCTGTCCCACTAAGCAGCTATCGTGTGAGGCTTGCACGGCCTCCGCAAACAGCACTTTAGGGGCGTTGTGTTCTACTGTCGCTTCAAGTTCCTTCCGCCGCTCCTGCTCTTGTTTAAGGGCTGAAAACACCTTTATAGCGTTGGCGGGGTCGGCTATCATCTGTTCTATCGTGGTCGGCGTGGCGTACATACCATGTTTACGGATAGAGGGCAGGACTTCATCAAACACCCATCTTTCAAACCTTTCTGCCGTGGGAAGTTTGCTATGTGTGATAAGGCGGTAAACGTCACCTTCGGGAATAAAGGACATCTCATTCACCTGTTCGGTAGACACTCCATGTTGATTTGTAGTAACGGAGACCCCCTCGCGTTTCACTACCCCCCTGCAATGTCTACCGATTGCGTCATGTGGATTGCTATAACCTAACGCTCTTGCAATATCAACTGCACAGAACAGCACTTTACCGTTGTCCTCAATAGTCCTTATTTCTCCAAACTGATTGTTATTGAATATCTGTAATTCGTTCATTGTAACTCCTTTCATCATCTGTAATTATAGTAAACGTCCGTTTCCTTGACCGCAGGAGGCAGACATGATACAATTTATCTGCCTGATGTGGCACGTGAGGTTAGCGACAAATCTTGTCCCTTGTCATCGGCGCTAACCTCTTTTTTTAGTTGAGGTCGAAAAACTTGTCGGGGAATTGTTTCATTCCCTCCATACAGTCCATGTTGTAAAAGCCTGAATCAAGCATATCTCAGCACTGTCAATCTGTAACTGCCATCATTATCTGGTGTGTCGTCGATCTGTACCGATTGAGGGATTACAAAAGCGGAGACAACCCCGCCCGAACCCGAGGGGAAGCCGTAGCCGGCGGAGCCGCCCGCGCCGACGCGCCACGCGACGCCAGAGGAGCCCTGCGTGGAAAGCCACCAGCCGCGTTCAACGCCGTTTAGGGTCTTTTTGCGGCTATTCCAGCCAGTAAATATAGGCCACGTAAAGCCCTCGCCCACACCGTGATTGTCGCCGCAGCCTACCATGGTCAGTGTGGGGGCAAATACTTTACGAGTTATATTCTCAACACCGCTGCCGTTATACAGTGAGAACGTGCTGGGGATAATCAGCTCCTTAAGCTCGTCGGGGTAGCTGTCGTATATGTCGGTCATGCGGTTGTCCAGGTCTGATCCGGCGTACTCTGTGCTACCGCCGAACCGGCACAAGCTGTGTATGTCCTTGCGGATAAACCCAGCCACGCCTGCGCCGAAAAAGCCCAGGGTATAGTCCGCAAGCTCGTAGGTTCCATCCTCGCGGCGCTCGGGGATTTTGATGTTTGTCCCGAATGGTAAATCACTTATTCTCATTGTTTCCTCCTATTCTGGTATATCTATGTATTTCATCATTCTGTCTATCGCACGTTCTTCAAGGTGTTCTATTGCCTTGGGGGATTTATCCATTTTTACACCTACTCTGGTATTAGACGGCATCTCCCGCGAATAGAAATGTTCGTAAAAGTTATATTTCAACTCAATTACCCTTCTCTGGTTCGCGGGGAACTCATCTAATGCGGCATCTATAAACGCCACGAATGACATATCATCGTTTATTTTTTCCAGCATTTCAGCCATTTGCAGATTATACCGCTCCTTTGCCGCCATGAGCTTTATAGCGCTCCGGGCGGTCGGGTCGGTAATGTCGCTGCCGTGCGGCATACCCGATAAAACCTGTGGGCGAATATCCGCTACCGCTTCCATTTTCTCTTTGATGCTGGCTATTTTTTTATCTATTTCTTTCGCGCTTCTCTTGGCTTTCCCCCAACGAACAAGCAACCGCCTGATGTATGCCCGTTGTTCGCGTTTCGTCATTAGTTCCTCCCTAACAGCTCATCTGCCGTTACGTTAAAATAATCTGCCAACCATACGATTCTGCTCGCGGTCGGCTCCATGCCGTCTATCTCATAGTGTTAAATGGTCGCCGCGCTTATGCCGGTTTCACGCTCCATCGCAGCCCGCGTTTTGCCCTTCTTTTCTCGGTACATTCGTATCCTCTGCCCTATCGTCATGTTTCCTCCATACGCCGCAATGGCAGTTAGTTTCCTGACCTTCCCTGAATTCCTTGCAGATACATCTGCTTTCCTCATCCTTGATTATCGCGCAAGGGCAGTACCCGCCCCCGCGCCGTATACACTCCCATATATCAGGCCGCAGTAATTCATAGCTCATTCTGCGCCCTCCCATATCAGCGGCTTTCCCTCTGCGTCTACCATTACGCACACGCCGCCTTTGTATGTTCGCAGGTATTGTATCCCCGTGAGGTTATCGACATATATTTCATAATACCTCGGACTCGCATCCAGTAACCACAGTCTACGATTGCCAGCCTCAGCCTTTACGCACCCGTACAGGGCGAGGGTCAGCAGGGTTAATATTGTTATTGCTATTACTCGTTTCATTTTTCCTCCTTCGGCGGTCTGTCCTTTACGTTAATCCATTGCCGTTCCTTGCGCTCTTGCAGGGCAGAAATGGCAATACTGCAAGCAGCAATTATGTGCGGTGTGTCGCTGGAATCCTTAATATGTACTAAGGTTCTTATAGCCATTTCAATCGCTTCTTTATCAGTCATTTGCTTTCCTCCTTCGGCGTTTCTGGCAATGGCATCCACGCAATAACAGGATTACCTTTAAACCATAGTCCTTCAAACTTTTCTATGGGATATACAAGCCCCAGTATGTCGATGTCACTGCTGCCGGCATCGTAGTAATACCACCATTCCGGCAATAATTGTCTCATGCGTATCTCGCCGCGAAAAATCTGTCCATCTTGCAGCAGGATAATCACCGGTTCTTTTTCTTCTGGCAGTCTGTCTCTCACTTTAATCCAGTTCATTGGTTTCCTCCTTATCCATTTTCGCCCCGTCTATTACGCAACCCGAGAGCCATATTCTAAGCCGTTCCTTAGCCGCTTCGTGCTCTATATGCTCTTTACTCATTTGCCTCCTCCGGCTTGCTCGCACCTTAGCAAATATTTCTTCCCGTGCTATGCCTATACCCAGCGCTTCAACATCTATGTATTTACTCATTTGTCTCCTCCGGCTCGCTTGTACCATCGAAAATGCCTAAAATCTGTTGGAGCAATTCAATCTGCCCGTTTCTGTGACCATAGCGATACCCGGTTGTATACGTTTCGGCCGTGTCTCCGCTATTCTTGGCTTTTTCAGCAACGAGTGCCTGATACTTAGCCCTCAAATCTTCAAGTTCCACAGCCGGAGCAACATCGGCGGCGGGGATACTGTCGAGGAGGTCTATACAGTCCCTGAAACAGTCTGCCGCCTCATTGTCCCCGTCTAATACGCAATCTGTGATCCACATTCTAAGCCGCGCCTTAGCCGCTTCTCGTTTTATGTACTCTTTAGCCATTGTCAGTCCTCCTGTTCGCTTTGCTTAAATATCGTTTTGCCCAGCGTATCCAGCGGTTTGATATGCAAAATACGTTCTTGTGGTATAGTCTGTCCTGCACATTTGACGCCTTACCTTTCGTGCGTTTATACAGTGCTCTCATTGTTGCCCTCCAACTTCCTACCGCAATGCCAGCAGAATTTAATCATATTCTGGCTTATTGGCTGTGCAAATTCGTCATCAATGATCGTGTATTCGGCCTTGCACCAAGCGCAGCCCTCATCGTGTTTGCCATCCAGTGCAAGCGCATCAACCCTGTGGAGGGCGGCCGCTCCCATGTGGCAAGCTTCAGCGTCTACACACTCACACAAAAGTGCACTATCCACACCACGTTTGCCATAGTGCTCGCGAATAAAATCAAATAAGTATTGAATATCCATTTCAGGGTCAAGTATGTTTGCTGCTTCTTCACGTGTCATAACTCATTACCGCCTTTCAACATCAGTTCTGCCAAGTCACACGCCGCCAGATATGTCTTTTCGTGAATTGTCCCGGCGTGTACTTTTTTAACCCGCTCCTTAAATGCCGCCATAGCCGAAAACCAACACCCGGCGCGGACAAACATATTGCCGTTATCGTCTGTGTAAAAATAGGCTTTTCGGTTTGCGCTGCCTATCCTATCCACAGCGACATAGCGGCCATTTTTCACTGCGCCGTTTTCGTAACTGCACCCCTCGCCAAAGTTGCACAGCGCGCCAAAGTCGCACCGTTCGCCAAAGCTGCACAGCGCGCCAAAGATGCACCATGCGCCAAAGCTGCACCGTTCGCCAAAGATGCACCGTTCGCCAAAGCTGCACAGCGCGCCAAAGATGCACCATGCGCCAAAGCTGCACCCCTCGCCAAAGTTGCACCCCGCGCCAAAGTCGCACCGTTCGCCAAAGCTACACCCATTGCAAAAGCTGCACCACCTACCAAAGCTGCACCCCGCACCAAAGCCGCACCCCTTGCCAAAGATGCACTCCTTGCCAAAGCTGCACCCCTCACCAAAGCTTTTCATTGCAGTATAATCCCCAGCAGGGCATATCTTACGACCAAACTTATCTACTTCAAAGTTGTCAAAATCCGCTTGCGTGTACTTTTTCATTGCTCTTTTCTTTCTTGTCTGTTTCCATTAAATCAAACAATCTGCCGCCGTTATCCTGTAACACCTGATAAATACCCTTTGCAAACATTTCTATAACCGCTTCTTCATTCTCAATCTCCAACCCTGCGTGCTGTTGGACACCATGTAGAATCTCATGTAATAGAGTTTGACATCGTTTTTGATGTCCGATTCCGTCTGTGGCCGATAGCTCAATCTTGCAGTTGTCATAATCAATTTGTCCATATGCAAGTTGGTTTCCATGCCGTAGATTTTCTACGTAAGAAATAGCATACTCCACGCCACCAATGCGTACGCTCTCAGGTATTTTCACTGCTCATTTCCCCCTCCGCTTCCGGACATGTCATTCGTCCCTCCAGCACCCCACAACAAGGTTGCTTACTCCCTGTATGGGTAAATCCTTTAATATCTGCCGCAGTCGGCAATTATGTTTCGCGCCGTCACAGGTAAAGCACTCGGTTTTGGTTGCGTACTCTGCAAGATCGGCCAGATCGTCATAGCTCATCACCCAGTAATTTTTACTCCGTCCGGCGGGGCTTTTAATGCCTATCTGTATGTCGGTCAAATCCAACTGCTTTTTCAGCGTGATAAGCTGCTCAACAGGTATCGTGTCTATCAGCGC